GTTGCCCCCCATGTCTGTTCTATGCTGTCCTTGTGGATTGTTTGCATTACTTTGTGGTGGTGTTCCTCCAAACATAGAAGGATCACCCCCAAATATTGACATCATTGGATGCGCCTTAGTAGATGCCCCCATACGCTCTGGAGAGCCTTCAGGCGCAAGCATAGTTGTTCCTGCCCAATCCTCTTGTTCTATACCACCAATAACCTGACCTAGCTTATGACCTATTTTTTGATTAGCCATTTCCATAGCGAATGGATCTAATGTAAGAGGTATAGCTACGGTTATTCTCCAGCTATCATTAAATCCCAATTCATCCCTTTTTTCTGATGCTTGATTTCCTTCCCATCCCTTAGTCGAACCATGAAACCAATGCTCCACACCCTTATCTTCTGCCATATCTTCAGAGATACGTACATCTGCAAGAGCATAAGCGTGAACCTGACCTCCTTCTTTTTCCTGTACGTACTTAATTCCACTATGCATGCCCTCAAACTCATATTCATTCTGGTTTAAGGTGATGGCACTACCATCATTTAGATTAAGAAACCCAGACTGATTAAATTTGCCACGCCAATTTCCTTGAGCATCCTGATTTATTCCTAACGTATGCCAAAGAGCATCTTGCATTTCTCTACTACCACCACCTTCTGCTATATTAACCCTGTGCCGTTCTCCATTCTGCCTTGTCCACGTAGCATGACTAAAATCAGATGTTACTAGACTATCACCCTCTAACCAAGGTTTCATAACATTGGCAATATCTGCGTGGGTTTTTTTTCCTTTATTGTTAGCCGTGGCGTATTTATGTATGTTAGCATAATCAAAATCATCAACACCCCACATTAAGCTAGTATTACCATCACCACGATCCATTCTACGTGCTTCTTGCCAAGCAATATCTGATGATTGACCTAATGACATTGCTGTTGCTGCATATTCTTCAACACTAACCATAGTTCCGGGCGTATATCTAGCTCTTGGACTGCCTTGCTTTAGGAACATGGCAGGAGTGACCTTTACCTTATCCTCTGCACCACCCCAAGTAAGCTTATTGATCTTGCCTTCCGAAAATAGTTTTTTCATTTCTTGAGCAGAAACCTGTTTTGTGACATCTTTACCACCTTTTTTAAGATCAACCGTGACATTATGTAGCAATTTACCATCGCCAAGTGCTTCTTGAATCCTATTGTGGACACTTAAGTTTTGTGTTGCCTGAACAGCAGCATCTGAATTAACTATATCCTTTCTATATTGTCTTAGAGTAGTTGCCCCACCTGTGAGGAAAAAGTTCTTCATATCACCGCCAGCTTCTCGTATTCCTGCCATAACATTTTCTTTAGCAGAAGCTTCTACAGCCCTTAGTCTATCAACATCTTGAGGCAGAGCACCTTTAATCTGCTCCCCAATTTTCTCCATGTAGGCATTAGCAGCTTCATTTTGGAGCATCTGTTCTTGAGAGCGCTTCTCTGCCCTTTGCTCTAGCTCTCCTACATACTGCATTTCCCTCTGCTTCATAGCAGACTTCTGGGCATATCCAGAATCCTGAGCTATAGCATTAAAGAGATTGTAGTCTAAATATCCCATAAATTTTATCCGTAATTTGGCTCATTACCTGTTACCAAGTCATAAGAATCATCCCTCAATGGCTCACCTCTACTTCTATTTCTCGCTCCATATCTCCTATGATCTACATTTCGACTTCTTTCATGTCCATAACCCATACCGGGTATTTTTTTACTATAGGGATCTGGTTTTTGGTACTTAACTGGATCAACTGGATCACCATTTTCATCTACGTTATCAAATTCTTCTGTATTTACGGTAATTGGTCTTCCGTATATAAAAGAAAGAATAGCAGACTCATCTTTCGGATTAACAGCACCAGCCTCCTTTAATGCATTATATCGGGCAACCTTACTTGTTATATTGGCGTTTTCATACGCCTCTATCTTAGAGTCCATAAGTTGATGATACCAACTACCTTTGCCATATTCTTCCTTGTATCTAGCATCTTCACGTAAATTCTTAGTAGCCTGACCAAGAAGACCAGCCTTCATTTCACGATTTCTAGCAGCCTCATCATAGACATTTTTAGTCCACATCTGCTGAGTCATGCCCTCATCCCTTGCTAAGGCAGAGCCATACTCTCTAAAATGCTGCTCTCTTGCCTGATCATCCATCGCTCCCATTTGTAGATCCTTGTCATACTTGGATAATGCAGCAGCACCCATAGCACCAATAGCTGCTTGTCCTGATGTAGCATACTGTCCAATCTGACGTACTTGCATGTGATAGGTTCTTTCAGCTTGTCTTTGGTATAATGTTTTAGCTTCAGCAGACATGCCATAATTCTGACGAGCTTTAAGAACATCCATGTGCCTGTTCCAAGCTTCGCTTTTTGCTTGTTGTGGCAAAGGTGCAGTGGCAGATTTATATGCTGCATACATACCCGTTAGCTCTAAAGCCTTATCTACACCACCGAGCTTATCAAACACACCCTTAAGACCTGTTGCCTCGATTTCTTCTTCTTCATCCTTAAATGCAGCAATAAGGTCTTCCTGACTCATATAGTCCGACATGCCACCACTTTTCTCTGTTAAAGCAGCACTAGCTTCCACTTTCTCTCCATCTGCATCATCAAATCCTTTTGCTTCAATATCTATATTCTTAACTTCTTCTGCTCGTTTTCTAGCTTCTTCTTTTGTAACGACTGCTACTTCTTTTTCTATAATTTCACCACCCGTTATGATATCCTGATCCTTCAAGTAATTGTTATCACTTACTACAGGTTCATCCGACTTAAACTTAACCCCAAAATCTATATTGGAAAATTCTCGATTAGCATTAGCCTCAGCATCTTGAAAACGATTATAATGTGTGGCTACACCTGAACGCCCTTCAGCTTGAGTTTTAATAGATTGAGTCACTTCTTCCTTATAAGCCTCGTAGGAAGCTAGCATATCTTCTTTTGTCCAATCTTTGTTTGTCTTCCTTTGCTTATTACCGTATTCTCCAGCAGGTCTGTACTCTTGTCGCCAATATTGACCACCCCTGCCCTCTGTCATTTTTTTTGTCGAATATTCCTTAAATGTCATACCCCCACTAGCAACTCTTAAGGTCTGTTCTTTTTCAGTTTTATCTGCAACATAAGCATTAATATTTCCTTCGTACTTTTCTATCTGACTCATCATAGTTTCATACTCAGCATCACTTATTTCTTCTTTGTCAAGCAACTTTCCAACAGCATCTTTTGCATCAGATATTGAACCTTTAGTCCTTTTGTCAATCTTGTCAGCCCAACTTTTTTCTTTCTTTGCTAGCTCTGAAATCTTAGTCCTATACAAACTATTAAGACCACTTGTACCTATAACCTTCCCATTATCATCATACGTGAAGTACTTCTTAAATTCTGGTTGAATACGAAGCTTAGTAGCATCTATTGATAACTTTTGCCTCGTTTTCCCTTGTAGATCTTTGTGATACCATGAGACATCATCTATATCCTGAGTAGCTTCTTTGACATTATCCATCTGCCTCTTTAGCTTTTTTAATTCTGAAGAAAGCTCTGTTTTGCCACCTTCCTGAACCCAACGTAAATCCTTGTCTAATTTTTGTAAAGCAGGATCAGAGTATCTGTTTCCAGTTTCCTGATAATCCTTTGTCCTCTCATAAGCCTTAAGATCCTCCCCCTCTAAACGACTTGCAGCTTCTGTTTCAATCCCCGTTTTATGGCTTTCCACAGCACTATAATCAGGATTAGGAGCCATGGCTGCTGTACTTTCTTCAATATCTTTTGGTATAATATCCATTATAGTCTGTACATAATCTTCTTTTTCCGCATACCCTCCGTATGCTTTTCCATCTATAATCTTATTTTCCCAAATTTGTTGAATATAATCTGCTGCATTATCAGCTTCCATAGCTTTACTATACCTTCTGTTTGTGTCAATAAATGACTGATAAGCAATAAATGCATCTTTTGGACTTGCGAACTCCATATAAGGATCTTTAGATCCTGTTTGCTTATCCTTTACAACTTTTCCTTTAGTAACCTCAATACCCTTATCTCGCATTCTTTGAGCAGCAGCTTCAGTGTACTTAATGCCGAAATAATTATACTTAGTACCAGCCGTCTTTTTACCCCAACCAGACTCTAATGCCCATTGAGCAGCAACTGCAGCAGGAAATTTAACACCAGCTTCTACTGCATAATCATACGCTTCATAGTAGTTTGTAGGTGCATCACCTACCTCAGTCTTAATCCCCGGTGCTCCCTTGCCAGAAGTGTTCTTTTCCCAAACAGCTAATTGTCCTTTTACTATTGAAGCTATTTCTTTATCGCTTTTAGCATTCTCTAAGGCTTTGGTGTTTTTTACAGAGAAGACACCTTCTCCCCCTTCTAGTTCAGCAACTTGTTCACCATCGACCATGGCTGCAACACCACCTTGTTCGTGCGAAGGGGCATCATCAGATATTTTCCCTCCGGCAGCTAAGGTGTTAGCCAGAGCAGCATCCCATTTACCTTTGTCTAAATGTCCTTGCCCCTTATATGTTTTATCCTCCCCAGAACCACCATGCATATTAGCCAATCCACTTTTTATTCCTAATTGTGGTTCACCTAGACCAGATGGTAGTCCTTGTAATGGCATTTTCTGAAGCTTCTTGTCCTTCTGTTTATTTTGGAGCATTCTTATTTCTGGAGTAGTACCCTCTATGGCATCCGTAATTTCTGGATACGGTATGTGAGCCTCATTGCCCCATTTGTCACCAGCATAATACGACTTCCCTGATTCGTCTTTAGGCAAACCAGCCCATTCTTTGGATATATTATTGGCAAATTTATTTGTATCTACCTTTAATTTCCCCTTCGCATCTAATGCACCCGTGATATAATCATTAAATCCTCGCCTTTCTAATAATGTCGTGCCAAGCAAATCTTGATTTTCTTTGGTTAATGTGAATGTTTTTGGATCTATACCAAGTTTTTTTATCAACTGATCTTCTGTTCCCGGCTCTCCTTTTTCACCCTTGTTATTGGTAATCTGATATCTTCCTATTGCTATATTTGGGTATTTTTTTCTAGCTTCTGCTATGGTCATACCCGTTAAATCAGGATCACCCGTTTTGCTGTGAACTACAGCACTATAACCTCCTGCTGCATCAGATTCTGCTCTAGCTATGGTATTTAATATATTTTTAGCTGCTGCAGCATATTCATCAGGATCAATATCCTTTTCGCTACCCCCCAAAATCTCTGCATGTTCTTTAGGTGATTTTTCTTTAACCTTACGAACCTTTTTATCGCCATCACCCGTTTTTATCCCCTTACGACCATAAGGGATCTTCGTTCCCCTGCGCCCATATACAACATTAGAAGCACCTACATAATTTACTGTTGGTGCTACATTTTTGCTTGCAGGAGCTTCACCCTCACCCTTACTTTTAAGATATGACTTGACCATCTTTAATCCCTCTGCTGACATCCCTTGAATATTTTTAGGATCACTCATAAACTGACCAACATATTTGGTGAATGACTGATCTGCTGGCTTGTTAAGAAGACCATGTGTAAATTTACCAGCAATACTATCTTCTCCTTCAAATACACTCTTTACTACATTTTTAGTGCTTTCTTTCCATCGAGCACCATACTTCTGTATAACTTCAGAGCTTACGTTACTGGCATCAGGAGTAGTAGTAGTAGGAGCACTCGTAGTAGTAGTAGTAGCAGGATATCCTTGTTCTTTTGCCCACTTCACAACTTCTTCTTTAGTTCCAGAATGTGCATTTTCTGTAGCAAAATCCTTGAAAGGATCTCCTGTACGAGTGTAGCTCTTTCCTGTTGCAGTTAAAGAATCTGAACTATAAGAAGTAGTAGGAGCATTAGACAATACAGTACCTGTTCCTGTAGGAGCAGTTCCTGTAGTAGCAGGAGCAGAAGCACCGGGAACAACGCTAGCAGTGGGATTAACAGCAGCAGGAGCAAGACCAGTAGCAGCTTTAACAGCAGTAGGAGCAAGACTAGCAGTAGTATTAGCAGCAGCAGAAGTTCCCCCAAGAGCACTCGGCATAACACTTGACACCATTGTACTAGCACCACTAACAGCAGCACCAGCAGTACCAGTACCACCAGCCAATACGGTTCCAGAGCCAACGGCAGTACTACCAGCAGCCCAACCTCCGGCAGGCATAGCAGTTACAGTTCCTATTCCTGCCCCTGCTGTTCCTGCTGCCCCTCCACCAAAAGCAGCACCCAAAGCACCACCGCTAAGTACAGTAGCTGCTACAGCGCCAACTGCCTTAATTCCTTTTTGGAGATTATCAATGTTCTTATTCTTCTGGTTTTGACCATATTTGTCTTTCCCTGAAAAGAACCTTCCTACACGCAAAAAAGCGTTTCCTGCAGTATATTTCTTTCCACGGACAGAGAGCCCTGAAGATCCTTCTTGTAGTTGTCTTGTATCACTATATAATGGCATGATGGCTTTCTTGTTTTGCTAAATTACGCATTATACTCTATTTTGAAACCTTACAGAGCTATCAACACTTGTTAGGCTAAATTTAGTATCATTTATATTTTGAACATGGTATATTGTTTCCATGTATTTCCCAACCAATCTTTTTGATTCATTCCTGCCTCTAGTTGGGAAACGATACAACCCACTCCTAAACTTAGCCCTTCGGCTAGGAGCATAACCTCCCTGTACGTTCACACTCTCTGCTGATACGTTAACTAACTGAGTTTGTTCTTCGGTTAGATATCTGGCTGTACTGAGGATCTGAACACCATCCTTGTTAACACTCAAATAATTTGAATCAAACTTCTTAACCGAAGCTCCGAACTTATTTACTACAAACAAAAGAGCAGAAAAATAGTAAGTGCTGTAATAGTTGCCTCTCTCTCCTATGTTATGCTGCCAGATATATGTTTGGGTAGCAGCAAAATTATCAACACTGTACAGGTGCTTCCCTTTATGGAAATAAAGAATTGGGTAAAATGTGTATTCACTTACAAATGAAGCTATGTTTTCATTATAGCTAAAGGTTAAAGAGCGTTTGCTACCATCTGGATCATTAGCACCCGAATATGTAGTTTCTAAGTTACCACCCTTTGAAATTGTTGGAATACCAAAAAGAGCAGTAACTTCAACAGGATCACCATCCAACAAATTGCTCCCATTAAAATAACCACCATCATTTATTTCTATAGATGAACTTCCGAGCCCTGTTATTGTGAATGTTTGTGTTGCAGTATTTCCAATATCCCTATCGAAAAAACTCCATGTTACAGTATCACCTACAGTAAGGGCAGATAGGTCTTCAGCCCCCATGTCCACCGAAGTATAATAAGTCAATACATCTAGTTCATAGCGAAATATCCCAGATTTTGTTTGTGTCTCATTAATGAACACAGCCCACTCCTGCTCAGGATTACCTAAAGTTCTCCTGATGGTAAACAAGACATCATTATTCTCATAATCAATAGTAGATGTTATACCACCATCGCCAGCTATTTGCTCTAGTTCTTCTACCTGTTCTAGATATGGTGCTATAAAACTATGTATTCCCTTGGAGTCTGAAATAACATCTGTGCCATCCTGACCAAACTTGATGATCTTACGCATGCGAGCATCAGCCCAATAGATATTGTGATCTGTATATGCGATAGAATCTCTATGCTGTGTTCCATAGGTCTTAGATACATAGTCAATACCCTCCATTATGCCAGCTTCTCCTAGTGTTATACTTCCCAAATCTGACGGCAATACAGCCCTGTCCTTTATCCTAAGCCTTCCAAACCCCGACTCCTGAAAAGAATACATATAATTAAACAACAAACCATTACCATTGATTTCACCATATTCTGCATTAAGGTCGAAATTGGAGATTTCCTCAAACTGACGGAACCTATCTATCACCTCTCCATAGGGTTTCTTTTCATTACTCCAATGCCATCTGGTAGGATGATCATAGCTTTTAATAAAGTCTGAAGGCTTACTGACAAAGGGCATAACCTTATCCCGATAAGTAACAACACTATGTAATTCCCATTTTTCATGAAAAAGATCAGCATCACAGTTACCAGTAGGATCATGTTGAAACTGGTAAAGACTACCACTTGTATTCCAATCATTTGCATGTCTGCTCCCGTGATGCGCCCACATGGGAGTACCATTAGCATCGCCCGTAGAACGCCTTAATGTTAAATTATACTTACTTTCTAAAGGAAAACAAATACCCGATGCATAATCTGGATGATCCTTGTATTGATTGTTATTTGGTTGTTGATCTGGAGCACACCCATCGCCATCATTTACTATTCTTGGGTATAGTCGTAGATAGCCAAAATATTGCATGTAGCAATCCCCACCCCATATCTCTATATTGTCAAATTGCCTTTGACTACCATTGGATATGTCATTTAGCTCCTTTGTTGTAACGGGCTGAAAATGATTAGTTGTATGATAGATGTTGGCTTCTAGTCCTTCTAATGTAGCTCCACCATATTGTCCTGAAGCATTCTCTACACGATAATTAAATAAATTAGCACCAAAATGTTTGTTAGCTATTGCTTGTCCAGCCCATGTATGATACCCCGGAGCAGAACCATTTGTTTTAATAACGACACCCTTGGGATGATGAAAGCATCTTAAAAATTCTTTTTTTTTGCCAGTACCATCTGCATTCCAATCATCATGGTCGGGAGTAAACTTAGAATCATCTGATAATCCCCTCAAACTAAGTCCGAGTCCAATACCCCCATCTGGTTCAAAATCCTTACCATTAGCAAATCCTCCTTGAGAACCAGTAGTCATAGAAAATGTTCCAACTGCTTCTATTCCATGAGTTATACGATACTTATGATATAGTGTTTGTGTACCCAAAGTTGGATTCGTCTGATTCAACCATGAGTTAGGGATAGAGTCAGGGAAAAAATATTGACTCATAGAGTCACTAAATTTTTGAATCCACGCATGCCTAAATGGCTTAAACAAATTTCCATAAACAGGATTAGTCGGTCTTTCAAAGCCATGCTCTAAAGATGCCACAAAGTTCATAGTACCAGCCCCATCAGGGCTAGGAGCGACTCCCCTAAGCATGTAGTCAGGAGAATCAAAAGTATATACGTGTGGCTCTGCATGCATAGCTACATCATCCCTAACCCCCTGCCATCCTTGCCAATCTGTTTTGCCTTCCTTAAAGATGCTATTCTTCGGTGGATCTTGAGAGTTTGTAGGATTTACTCCATTGTTTTCATTAATTACTATCCCTGCATCATCAACCCAATAATTAGCTATACCATGAAAAGGGCGTATTATAGGCTCTCCTTCTCCATGACATGCCTGAAACATTAAGCCTTGTTGCTTGACCATTTCATCATCCCCTTCTCTTGGCACTCTTACTATTGAAAAACCACCTATAAACTTATGCAACGGCTCATTTCCCAACTCAGGTACAGGAGTGTTCATTTCAATACCACTAAAACTTAACCCTACAATTCTAAGTGCTGATTGCGCCACATTTTCGGGTTCACGGTTAGCGACATACTCATCATCACTAAATAACTTGCCAAGATAGCTTACATCCTCTTTTTGATATACCAATTCAGTATTTTTTGTAGCCACTGAAGACAAAACACCAGTTATCTTATCAAGATCAAGAGCAACATTACCTATTTGATTTGATCCTGTTAAAGCTGTATAATGATCAGGGCTTTCTTCAAAAGCTGGTATCGTGTGTATAGTGCCATTATTTCTAACTCTGCGTGCCGTCATTCTAGATCGAGGTTCGCCCAGCAAACCTGTTGAAGGATCGCTTCCTGTTGTATTTGTATAATCTGTTGCATTTTGAGGCGGTATCTCTACATCGGCAAGATGCTTGGTAAATAAGGGATTGCCCTTCTTGTCAAAAAATGTAATGCCAAACCTGTATTGCTCATCCCTAAAATAGCCAACTCTATCATGCGCCATATATGCGCCCTTATAGCTGGTATAATCATAAAGAGCACCCCCCTTATTTGTCTCAGATACAATCTTTTTACCTTCTAAAGGAAGACCACTAGGATAACTATATGCATTTTTGACATACGACACAAGTCTACTCGAATCATAATACACAGGATAACCATCTTCACCAGCATCAGTTCCTGTCCAAGCTGGTTGTTGATCTTCATTATAACACCTAATCTCTGGCTTTACAGTTAATAATGCCAAGGTATCATCTGGTATGTCAAACCCGGCAACACCCGACTCTGTATTGCCCACCCATAGCCTGTTGTCTTTTACCTGTATCGTTTTTGCCCTAAAAATAAATTCCTTCCTGTCTGTTATTTCAGTAAGCTCTATAGGTATCCCCTCTATGGTGGTATGCTTAAAGTACATATCTGCACCCGTTTTGTCCACATTGCCTACAAAGAATATCGTGGCTTCTTTTGCACCCGAACTAACAATAGAATAAACAGCAGCTACCTCTATAGTGTCATACCCGGTATCCAAATCACTAAGCCTAAGCATGTTTGCCTTGGAACCCGAGCTATCTGCATTGTCAAAATCATATAAATGATACTCTGAAGGAGTATATTTATCTGGTATATTAGCAGATACTATTACTGGTGTCGATATAGGATACCAAGGCGTTTTATAGCCATCTACCGTAACCATTCGATAGGTGTATTGGTATGCTCCTGTCTTAAGACTTCCCTGAACTTGCTGTACAAAATTAAAATAGCCCATTTCCCAATTAGGAGAAAGGTTTATGCCATTTACACTAGGAGTAACACCCTCGTATGTGTTTGCTCCAGTTTTTTTGAACGTATAAGATCTGGGCTCACTTAAATCATCAACCCAATAGACTCTGTATAAGTCCTTACTCTCGTAGAACGTCACTACCTGTGGTAGGTTAAGCTCAGAAAACCCCAAGACGTTTCCATCAGGATCATCTGTAGAATCCCTGAATAGCTTCTGATATACTGAAGAACCATCTGGCTGACAGATCAGTATGCCTATTTCACTATAACTTAGAGCATCTGACTTAGAGAGTACTACTATTACCTCATTTAAGTCTCTTGCCCCAACAACAAAGCTATTTGAATCCCAACCAGAAACGGTATTTAGCGTACCCTTGGCATTCTCCCAAGACATCGTGCCATCTACATTAAAGATAAGCCTGCCGTTAATGGAACGTGTATATGTATTAGCTGCCCTTGCTGTTTTGGTAATATCTCTATTCCAACCACCCTCGAAGCTGTTGGTAATACGCTCCATTAGAAAAAGTTTTTAGAAGCTAGCGGTAGTAGCTGATGATACAATGAAGCGATATATTCAAGTTGTTTGGGATCTGGCATTTCATCATCCCCCCTAGCCTGACCACACAGCCAATACCACCTACGCTCCAAGCTCGCATAGACATGATGTGGCACTGTGCCTTCCACATACGGTGCGGTCTTGTATTTCCACATAATATAAGCGGTAACAGCCTTTTCATGACCATCCTTGATAAGGGGAAACCCTTTATCGTCTAAATCAAATGCCATGTATGCCAATCCTGCTGTTGTTTCCTGCTGGATACCCGATACATGAATCCAACCTCCCTCCATAGCCATCTTAGAGGTTCTTGTCTCTGAACCGTTAATGCGGAGTCCTGAACCCGATGAATTAGTAGCCAAATTGGGTGAGTCCTTGTAGAATAACCTGAAATCACGAAATGTAATCTCTGGATAAGTACCTCCAACTTTAAGAGAGACAAACTGGTAGAGGTCAGCCGGGAGCCTGATCCTATTGTTCTCTATCTTGAGTTCACATTCTTTTCTTACAAAGGTATCATACGATCCTATGGCTGTTTCAGCCTCATAAGCCCATTCAATCATATAATCTATGACATCGTTAACACTAGAGAGTTGAAGATCCCTTACGACATTGGCTATGATTGTCTCTACCTTTATTCTACCTTGTGGCATACCATTTTCCTTTAGGACACTTAGAAACGGACAATGCTGTTTTTACGTTCATAAAACACATACACACCTTACATTGTGAAGTGGTTTTAATATACCTATCGCACGCACCGCAAATCTCAAGTCTTTTGTTTTTTTCTTCTTTACTTACAATCAAGGACATAGTTCTGGATAATCCGATCCATCTACAACATTCTTATATATAAACCTTCTCCATTTAATAGCAGCCTTAAACCTGTACATATTAAACCATCTGGGGTATTTCCATGCTATAAAAAAGAAGTACCCATCATCTTTCATGATATTTACGCTCACCTTCTTTAGCACCTTTTTGCCATTTTCTTTATGAAAATGATTCTTGTAAGGGTTAAACTTGGTGCATAATATTTTTGTTCCAAACAAAGTACCCATCCTGCTGTATAGATCTACTGGCTGGTTCTTATAGATAACTCTCTCCAGTACTACATCTAGGTAAGTCCTTACTATCCTAGAGAAGCGTTCATACTTAATCCTCTCGCCTGTTTTCTCAGCCAGCTTTTGCTTAACTATAGTCCAGATACCATAAAGGCTATAGTACAGGTTTTTATCTTGCTCTTGTCTGCTCAACTTGTGTTTCTCTACTATCGTTTATCTCATCATTGGGACTCCTGATAAGCATGTTCAGTTCTATGGATAAAATTCTTTGGACTATGTCAGATACGTAATATTCCGGCATCGGATACTGGTCTTCGTCAGTAATGCATGAGACAACCCCATCAGCACCTGTCACTTCAACATCCAAAGGCTTATCAAATATGCCCCTGACGTTTATATAACAAATATCCTCGTTAAAAGGATCGGTAACGTATAGGTAGCCACCAATAAAGTATGCCCTACGCATATTACCTGTAAAGCGAAGATTTTTACGTATCCCCACTATATTAGAAGGCGTGAGAATAATAGGTGTTTGCTTGTCAGCCAATCCTACCCACACCAATCCCTTATTATTGGGGAGATCAACTAACTTAGGTATTGCTACACGCTTTACAGTGCAATTCCAATCTATTACATTAGAATCAGCTTTATCAACTTCTTCAAGAGTTAACAATCCTAAATCCTGAACAAGTTGAGGATCTATTGTTGTTGACTCAGCCTTATGCCGACTTACTGCCTGCTGTGAATATTCATATATGAGCTTAGCACGATAGTACTCTATCCAGAATTTAATCTGCCTGAGATTAAGCCTATCATCATCAGAAGACAAACCACCCCTTGCTATGTTCAGTACGTTGTAAGAAAGTTCATTGAGAGTCGCCATTGTACAAATAATAAAAAAGCCAGAGCAGGGTACACCCCACCCTGACTTTTCTGATTCAAACGCAGTACTTGCTTAAGATACGGTTCCGATACCCTTATCGTGAAGCCTCTGGAGTCCTGCGACTTCAGTACCAGCATAAGCTGTAGGATTAGCTAAATCCACATAATTAGCTGATAAGATATCTGCAAGAGTAGTTCCTCCTGATGGAGAAGCACCACCTGTAGTATCATACGTACCAATGTTGGCAACAAGAGTATATACCCTGCTAATAGCCTTAGTAAGCTCTATGGTCTTCTTGTTAGTTCCAGATGGAACATCTACATAATGCTCAATCTCGAATACATCATACGTATTAGCAGCACCATAACCCGACAAACCATCAGCAGTCAAATCAGCAGAAGTGCCAACTGCTTCTACATGAGCAGCAGAAGATGCAACTGTTAATCCTGCAGAAACAACTATGGTAAAAGGATCTCCTGAACCTAAAGTTATTTGAACATCATTTGTAGCAGCAACCGCAGTAAACACTCCATGAGTATTTATAGAAGCTTCGAACTTAAGAGCTAGTGAAGGAAGCGTATCACCAGTAGCTACATAAACAGTGAACGAATGTCTGGTCAGTTGCCGACTGTCAGGATAAACGACTGTAATGATCAATTTATCACCTACCGTAGTAGAAGCCATCGTTACATCATCCCTTTGGTCAGTTCCAGCAGCATACGAGCTAAAAGAAGCAGAAACAATATCCGAATACTTAAGTACAAAGTCCGGACTTACTACGCCCCCAGAGCCATCATCACCCTGAATTGTTAATTTGCCACCAGCTACTGCTGGCGAATTTGCAGTTGCATCATAAAATGAAGCAAACCTTGCTTTTGTGTTTTTCATTTTTATTGTGTATTAAATGAATTATTAATTTAGTTTATTTCCACTCGTATCGGTGAAGCATAGCGTTAAAAACCCTACGCCTCGCAGGGCGAGCAGCAGCCGTTTGAGTAACCTTCTTAACAGGTTTTTCTTCTGAAGCTTTACGAGCTTTCTCAATAGCCTTGATTAGAACAGACTTCGCATCACCTGACTTAAAATCTATTCCTAATTTAGTAGCTTCTGCTTGAAGCTCCCTCTTTAACATGTCTTTAAGATCTTTCATATTATTCTTGATTTTGTATTTCGTTGGTTTGTAACGAATAGGATTGCTGCTTGTCAAGAGTAGCCAAAATCTTCCTAATCGCTAAATTAACAATTTCTTCATGAGTATAGTCAGGTAAATCTGAACTTACTGTTGGATTGTTTGTTCCGTCTATAGCAAGAGGTATTTTCAAATACGTCAACGACCAAGATACCGGGGCATTATCACTCCTGACATCATAGCCTGTAGATGTAGAAACATATACAGGATGGGTATTGGTAGGCTTGTTGAAAGGATCATTAGCCACCTTGTTTATATCATCATGCTGGAAAGGTCGTATAAAATGCTCTTGGTTTACAGGAACACCACACGACACCACCTGAAACAATCCCTTGAGTGATAAGGCAAAAAGAAAATCAGAAGGCAACGTCACCGTTGATGTACTTCCCGTAGCAGATGATATAAGAGTCCTTATGTCCTCTCTACGCTTTTCATTTACCTCAAACTCTGTATGCCTGTCTTTAACATACTCATTAAGCGCAAAATTCAAAAAGATATCCTTTTCCTCCGGCTCATGCCATGCAATGTCATGCTTGTCCAGAATAACATCAATATCCTCATGCATCTTAGCAAACGTCATTACTTCACGCTATTAATTTCTTTGCGTATAGAAGGCAGCAAATCTTCGTTGTCATTAAGCCAAACTATGACCTCGTCAATATTAGCACCCATCAATACATCCCTGTAGTACCAGACCTTATTCCGGATACTGAATACTTTTGCATTCTTACCCTTGTATGCTACTTGCTTGAATGGTCTGTTAGGATCATTCCAAGCAGACATAAACTCCTTGGGCTTTGTCTCGGCAAAATCATATACCTGACTCTTGATAACCGAATCAATAACATTAGAGGTATTGACACCAAGTATCCTTGAAAAATCAGCCAGCTTCTCACCTCGCAATTCTCTGGCAACAAGCATGGCATCTATTGCCAACTCCTTCTTATCAATATTCTTTTCTGCCTCATCAATTTTATTGACTAAGACAATCTTTGGACTAGAACCAAGAACATAGATGGGATGATCCTTAAGGTGTACATACTCCAATCTGTCGTTTTTCTCTTTTAAGTCAAGAAATTTTACAGCATTTGTGTACTTAATAACCCTTGCATCACCATTTTCATCTACAAGTTTCCTGAGCTTTCCAGCCCTATCTGTATAGTCACGAAGGGTGATGGTTCCGGTTCTTTTTGGATTTTTCATCCGAACCTCGACCATCCCTTTCGTGTCCTTGGGTACATTTACCCCCTTCTTTTCTTTCACTTGTGCTTCCATAACTAAAACTCTTTCTTAAACATTAAACTTAAATTGAAACTTCGTGACTTACGCCCTAAGCAGTTGACCACATGCCAATGGGTTTCTGACAATAATTCCAGACTCGGAAAGGACTTCACAAACGAAGCCATCCTTGGAATTAGATGCCACCATTGATTTCTGATCAAATGGGTTAACCATACCGGGAATATACTTAACGATCATCCCACGATCAACACCACCTGCTCCTTTGACTTTAACCTCGATATTGGCAATACCGTTGGTTACTCCCATGTCCATGAAAACCATACGGAATGATTCTTTTGGATAACCTGTTCCCGGATCAATGTCCGTGTGCAAGTTGGGATCGTCAAATAATGGATTGTGAACCAAAGTGATCCTATGACCTAACGCATTGTAAGTCGTGTAGTGTACACCTAGTTCAAGGTTTCTTCCAGCATCCATATCATAGATAAGTGAATTGCCTTGGAAAACCAACTCCCTCATAGCCTTGTGAAAAGCTACTTTACCGCCAGTTCCAGTAAATACCATCCAGTTATTGTTCTTCTTGCCAGAGTTCAGGCTAAGATTAGCAATAAAATCTACGATGATATCCTCTGTAAGATCAACTGTGTAGGTATCCGTATTAGCAGAATCAATCTGCTGAAGCACCCCGTCACCTGTTACCAAGGGGTTTCCATCTACATCTGTGACCAAAGAAGAACCGTTAGCATCCATAGTGGATTTTCCATACCACCGGGCTAATTCCATCTGATAAAGATATTCTTCCATTACCAGATTTTGGTCTGTAAAGAACCATAGTCGCTGACCATTGTTCTCGATCCAAGTAATATCAGTAAGAGCCGATCCTGAAATGGACTTGGACTTACGATTGATACCTAGATAGTTTACATACCAATCTGGATACACATGGTTTTCGTATCCTCGATCAGAGTTTTCCGGAAATGCTGATCCGATTGTATTGGTCGTAGCACCAACGGCAAAGTTGGTAGCAGAATCAAAAACTGCAGCAACATCATTTGTCTGTAGCTTTACGGTGAACTCATAGTTGCTTCCCACAGGGGTAGCATCTGAGACTATAATAGCCTGAGTTCCATCCTTAAACCGGATAACATCATTAGGATTCAAATAATTTTCAAACACCTCAATGGTGAATGATGCTCCAGCAGCCCCTAGCGTAGCACCTGTCTGTGTGCCTGTAGAAGTTGATGGGCGATTCAAGCGACCTAAAATAGACCACTTAAAGGCATTATCTCCAATTAGCTGCTCCTTCGCAAACCTACCCGTACCCTCTAGAAAATATGTCAAAGAGTACTGTGGAAACTGACGAATTAAAGCTTTGGAAATTTCTGGATATTTTAGAAGATTAACTACCAAAGAGTTATTCTCTACGGTATCCTTACCGTACGATCCTGAGTGAAATTTCATTTTAATTGTTGTTAAATATTATGAATGTTACATTTGATCCGACTCTATAAACTTGCCAGAGTTAAACTCTCCGGTGTCTGGACTCGGTAATTGATTGCTTCGCTGACCCTCTGGGTTTGTCATATTGTCTAAAATAGACGACTTCCCCTTCTCAATAGCTTTAGTTGTTTCGGCTTTAAGGATCTGATCCTTGTACCGCCACAACCAAGCAGCCTTAGCAACAGACTCTGCATTCTCGGTAATTTCATCAAAGAACTTACCTGATTGGATGTACTCATAATGTCCATCCTTCTGCTTATCACTAGCCTTTCCCCCATAGAATTTCTCTGTCTTTGACAGGTATTCTTTAAGTTCCCGGTTAGATGCATCAATATCTTCTTGAGACATTGTCTCTGATGTTGATGGTTCGACTGTAAGGGCTTGTTGCTCCCTGCCAATTACAGCCTCAATATCTTTGCGTACGCCTCTGGCTTTAGATCGAATTGTACCATTTTCGATCATGATGTCGATTTCATCTTCAACATCTTCTTCGTTGTAGCCTTTGGCTTTGAATTCTTCACGCATGAGCGCCTCATCACCCAACTCGAGAAAACCCTTCATATTGTTGATTTTCTCGTTTGTCTGACCAGCAACCGCTAATTCCTTTTGATTCGATAAAATGTTTTTGAAGTCTTGATAATTATCGACATCAATACCCAGATCCTCGGCAACAGCTTGCCAGCCTTCCACCTCATCAGCTTCTTCCCCCTCAGTCTCTGTCTCTCCTTCAGCTTCTTCTTGCTGATCTTCTTCTGTGGTTTCTGCTTCTTCCTCTATGGTCTGGTAGTCAGTGCTTTCGCCTTGTTCTTCTGCTTCTTGCTCTGTATCTGCATTCTGATCTTCTGCAGTCTCGGAATCCTTATCATCCTCACTCTTAGTGTCCTCTTTCTTAGATATGGCAGTAGGATCTTCTGCCTCCATCTTATCATCATCGGTGAATTTAGATGGATCAAATTCCTCATTTTTCTCTGCAATAGCAGAGCCTTCATCTGGTGTTACGGCAACTTCTTCGCCTTCTTTAACTTCATCATTTTCTTTATCAGACATAACTTATTGATTTAGATTAGATTTAACAAATATAAAAATAATAATACAACTCTCTACAAACACATACTCTTACAGATACACTTATCTCTTATCTTCTTTAGATCCAAGCTTTTCTTCAGCCTGATCAATAGCTTTGGAAGACAGGCTTTCTTCTTCTAGCTGTTCTTCTTCGCTTACAGGTTCAGGAATCTGCTTTTCTGCAGCACTTAAATCTGCCGTTTGTGCATTTTTACCCATTTCATTAGTAGTGTTAAGCATGCTCATGCCTTTATCATGCTGCTGCCTGAAGTCCTGAGTCTCCTGACCTCCATCAATCTTAAGTTGCGTAACCTCCAAGGCAGACTCCTTGTTAATTTCAGCAACCCTGATCTTAGTCTCATTAGCAGCTTGTTCCTTCTGAGCTTCCATCTGTGTCTGTGCCTGTTGAGCTTCTTGCTGCGCCTGTTGAGCTTGCTGCTGTGCCTGTTGTTGAGCCTCCTGTTGCTTACGGACTTCTTCTAAGCCACTTTCCAAAATCTTCTCAGCCTCTTTAGCGGTATCAGCATTCATGACCTTTATGATGCTTAGCCAATCTGTAGCACCAGCAGAGAGGGCTTCCCTGCCCCACTGTAGCATTTTCTCTTTGTCGCCAGCCTCTTTGGTAGAGTGCTCTATGTGAATTGCCACCTCATCATTCCACATTGACTTAGACACCTCAAAAAGCTTAGCGCCATGATCACCCATAAATGCCCTGATCTTCTTGCCCTCAAACCAGCAGAACTTCATCACATCAGCAGCATATTGTAATGCCATGCCTATAGTGCGTTGATGATTTGCCATAAGCGTTTGGGTGATAAGGGTGGATTGAACCACGTTCCTCTCGTTGACACCTACTGTATCTGAATTTCCCGTAAGACCTTCCCTTGCAGGAGATATGCCGGAAATAATAACAGTAGTCTGTTCCAGCATAACCTTTAGATTGATAAGCTGCTGTACTGAATTGGAAAGGGTAAAGTCTATTTGCTGGAACTGGTTAAAGCCACTAGAGATCTGATTTCCCTCCTGCTTGGAATTTATGGGGATTATCCCAGAGTTCTTTGCATGGTAAAACACATCCTCTAAAGCAAGGTCATTAGGCTTTTGGGATGTATCATATACAACAGCCTTTCCCCCGGCACGTGCCATAGTGAGTTCTATATGGAACATAACAATGTTATAAAGCAACTGTATGTTCTTTAACGAGTCGACCAGCGAAAGGGTTATACCATCTATGTTATTTTTTATAATTCCCACATAAGGCAAAGGAGCATAAGAGTAATTTTCCTCCTTACGTGGCTGGTTGGGGCTTCTCCTTGCATTTACCAAAATGTCGTGACCTATCATGGTAGTTGTCCAGATATCGGTAATGGTCTTTGTCTGTACATTATCACCCTTTTTCTTTTTGTAATCATCCTTCATAACCTTTTTGAAAGGAACATCAGGATCATACTTGTTTGGTGACATCTTAAAATTCATTCTTCTTAAAGACTTCCATACGGCTGTTACTACACGAATACGCATAGGAGTAACAGAGTCGTCTTTGTAATACCACTGGTAGGGCTTGTTATATCGCTGGAGGGAGTCCTGCCCCTCATAGCGCATCTTCTCCACCTTCCTCACCTCATCTTCTGTAAGGTAATCTCCATATTCATCTATGATCTCGTTAACCTGTAAAAACCTTTCCTCTGCCACCCATGAAGAATCCTGCAGCGTTTCAGACTCTGAGTTGATGTCATATATCAACGCCCTTGGATCAACCCTTCGTATGTAGGGATCGTTATTTTTAATGCCTACAGCATAAAATTCCTTTGCCGTAATAGCCTGATCATACAACCCCTGCTTAAAGGTGTGCTTAAGCTGGTACTTTTTTATAAGCTCCAAAAGACCATAATGGGTGATTTCCTCAATGGCTTCCCTCATATTCATCTTCTCCCACTTAGCTGCTTCAGGAGGAAGCTGGAAGTCCACTTCTTCTTCCTCAAAGCTGATACCCATTTCTGCCTCTATCTGCTTTCTTACAGGAGCTATTATTTCCTCAGTAACCCTAGACACCAACTGGTCTATCTTCCTTACCACTGCATCTTCGTTAACAGCCTCTACGGTGAAGTTCATGGGATTTATCATAAACTCTCCCACCAAGACCTCTATCTTAGGAGTGATCATCGGATAGTTTACCAAACGTGCAGGAGAAGATATGCCGTATGTATTGGTCACATATTCAAACGTCTTGGTATCAAACACCCCATTGAAGATAAGGTAGTTCTCATAATCCTTTTTCCTTTCACGATTAAACTTGGTAGTATAGTTCTGATAAGCTAAAATAGCCTCCACATTTCTTTTACACCATTCCTTGTCTTTTTTCCCTTCGGGTATATTCTGCTTAGGGAAAACTCCCTGAGAGGTAGCGTTATTAGCCATTATATTCTTCGTTTAAGTAAATTAAGAGGATCATTGCTCTTTGAGCCATACTTCTCATAATTTGTACTGTTTACAACTTGTAGTATGCCATCTATGGTCTTATATGTCGGCAAAAAATAATTATTCTTACTTTCCAGATCCTTTCGGTTCATAACCCGTATGTTGGAGTTATCAGTGTCATGCAAAAGGACAATGCCAAAGGTCATAGCCATGTCAGTATTCTTAATGCCAAAATTAGCTAAGTCCTGCAGCAACTCCAAAAAATAGATATTCTCCACATGCTTTTTGATATAATCATCAAGCAAGTCAACTATAAGGTTTTTCTGGTATGACTTCATGTGTACACCATAGCGGTTGGCAACCTTACCCCAAGGGGCATCGGCAGCACGTGGTCTTTCCTTTAGTAGCTTGGAATGATTGTTATTGATGTAGTAGTTAAAGAACCCTTCGTCTGTGTACTCTGTAAGAGTCTTAGCTCCGTAATAGGTAAATAGCTTAACGGTATTCTCATACCACTGATCTTTGGTATATGGGCGATCTACATACATGGCTATAGGCAAATACGAAGGCTCATCCTCATTCATTGTCCACCTTCTAAACACCATAGCACAGCCCTTAGACTCTGAGTTAGGAGCTTCCTCTTGGGTGTAGGAGTCAACAGCACCTATGTCTAAATTGAGCATATCTTTTTTAGGATGGTATAATATTCTCATCTTACCCTCTGGGTTAAGCACCCACTCCACCTCTGTCTTTGTCCTGTTCCAAACCAGATCCCCGGTGCTTATCATGCCCTGCAAGGACTTGTTAGCCAAAATCTTGCCTATCTGCTCGTTGAGCTTGTCAAGGTCAAAAGGACTTCTGTTGGACTGTACAAAGGCATCTTCTGGAACAAGGGGATGTTCTTGTATGTGCAGATAATAAGCAGTCTTGTCCTTGGAGTCATGCAGCTTTTTGCGGATACCCCGGTAGTGCTCAGTGCCTCCCTCAACATCACTAATGCCTGTCTTGCGGTTGAAAAAGCCAAACAGCACCTTTGAGGCAGGAATAAAAAACTGCTCTAAGTTGTACTTCTCAGGGTTATACCACATTTCCAAATAGTCGTCAGACTTATTCATTATGTTCGCTGTACCCCCAACAATAGGGATTCCAAACTGTATAGCACCATCCTTAAAGCATGCCTCGGTAGCCATATACGCCCGTAAGCCATGTTTCATTTCTCCAAATTCCTCGAAGATAGCCATGGAAAAACGCTCTCCCCTAAAGACCTCCGGATTGTCCATGCACCTAAAATGCATAATGGACTTAATGCCTTTCTCCAGCCACACACCGTTTTCCTTGATACGGTATCCAGACTTCATCATAAGCTCGTTATCTGCCAGATCCTTTCTATGACGTATCTGTGGAGGAAGCTTGTTCCATGAATTGACAACTTTGTTCCTGAAAGATGCTACATAAGCAGGGGTGGCAGCACCAACGCCAATCTCATTGTTAGGAAAGAATGTCCACTCATACAAAGCCAAGCCAGCGTTCATAAATGAAAACCCCTTATCCCTAGCCTTTAGGACAATTAAGCCCCTGCCCTCTTTCTTACAGGTATAGACTCTCTCAAAGTATTCATGATCCAGATCCCTATACCATGGAGACTGTATCCTCTTTCTGTTGGTCTTCTCATCCCTAGCAAGTATCTGAAAGAAGTTTAAGTAGAAGTAGTATGCTCCCGGTATCTTTACACCACCAGAAGGCTTGTAGCCGTTTTTGCACCTGTCAATCTGTAAGCTCCAATAGCGATTGTAGTCCTTAGAGCCGGGAGCTAACTGAGGAATCCCCTCCTTGACAACAGGTGAGTACTTAAGCATAGTTTATTGGCTATAATTGTCAATACCAGCACCATAAGGAGCATCCGTTGGGCTTATCTTACCCCTGTGCTTTTTCTTATTAGCAGAAGGTATCTTGCCACCCTTGCGATGCTTACTTACCTTCTTACTTAGAGGCTTTCTAACCTTCTTACCTTCCGGAGTAGTAATTACATCAACTACATCATTCTTTTTAATCCTATTGTCTCCTTTTAAGCCCTTATTGGCTTCCCTTCTAGCTTTATTCCAAGCTTTATATTCATCACTTTTTGACATGACTATTTGTTTTTAGATGATTTGCCGAGATAGTCATACAGCTTATCATGGGTGCTCATTTGCTTATCGACAATCTGTACCTTGCCGTACTTGTTAGTCGCACCATGATAATCGGTGACGAGATCAAACTTCTCCTTTTCACTGGAAGTCCGGGTATTTACTTTACGTGCCATAGCTCTTATGTATTTAATAGTTTCTGCTCTATGAAGGTGGTATCCCCACCCCCACCAATAACTTCTTCTTCCTTCTTCTTCAAAATCAACTCACGGATAACTTCCCTAGCCTCTACTACCTTCTGCTGACCTATCATCACCTTCTGTAAATCCTCAGCATTCTCGTTGGTGACATCCAACTTATCCATGTAGTCGTTGTACTGTGCTATCTTCCTAGTGTAAATAATATACTGCTCATAGACAGGCTCGTACTGTAAGCTCTTGTACTTAGCTATAGCAGCCTCCATCAAATCACACTCCAAAGCCTTTACGCTCCCCTTGTCATATAAGTCCAAAGAAACATCCTCCTTGCGCTTGTCCAGCAAAAGCCTGCGGTAGGGTGAACAATAATCACATACCAACACAAGCCACCTAATAGCTTTAGAGCCTAGCTTCTTGTCCTTGTAAACATCCCGTAACTCCGGAATAAGTAAGAACGTATCATCCTGCAATATGACATCACCCTCAGAGTCTATGTCAAATAACCGGAGCATAAATACTATACCCCGTAACCCTTATGACCGGGAGGATTCTCATTGTCAATAGATGGCTTTACCTTGCTGTATAAATTGCCAGATCCCGTGCCACCACTAATAGATGTAGAATGTATGGTAGTGCCACTAGGTACTCCACCCTTACCACTCTTACGGTGCTTTGCATATCCCTTCTTCATGTTATTTGGATTTATAGTTAAACAATTCCCCCTCTCGAGGAATTAAGTTCTCGCCCATGTCGGACTTGAAAAACAAAACTAAGAAAAATAATAAACCTTCATCATTGGTCTTGAAACTTATCTCATGAGAAATTACAAGAATGTCTAACAACGCCAAACGCCTGCGCTCATATCCCAAAACTTCAAACAATATAAAATAATCCTCACTGTAATACTGCTGAGAATAAATTCCGTCACCAAGATGTTGCATACTCGAAATATCTCGAATGCAGAATATGATGCCATATTCTTTCTATCACAAATAACGAAAAATTAATTAACATAGTTGCATTTGTGGAAAAAAAACACTAACTTCATCCCTCGTTCCGAGCCATCCAAACCTATCAGCTTCTACACAGAGTATAACAGGGCTCCATACCTAGAAAATAATACTACTAATAATTATAAGCTAGATACAGTAGCTAACAGAACCCTGTAACAGAACCTATAAGCACTACACAGCACTACCTATGCCCAAAATATACTACGACACAAACGAAGCCCCTATACTCGCCTCCGTTATAATAGTACTGCTCCTAGTCCTCCTAGTAGTAACTACCCCCTCCATATAAAACTACCCCCCCCCTAAAAAGGTAACGCACCTCTGTCTCGGAAGACTATTATAGGTGTAATCTAAAAAGATTCCAAAGGTTGGATTACCCCCCTTGTTCTCTGCCACGTGCTACTCAGAATATGGAACCATGTTGATACTCGGTCACAATGTCGCCTCGTAGCCTTCGCCCTTGCCTTGTGGTGACTTCGCAATGTCGCAAGCTCCTTGCTCAGTCACGGCATTACAGGTTCTGATTGCTTGGATTACTCTGAGCGTGCCTTGACTCTGCCAGAGCCACGTGCCTAGCAATCACTATCACATTAACGTTCAGTCCTGTGCGGAT